AACTGCAGCCACACAAATGGCTCCAGCTGCTTTAACGCGGTAATTTTGAATAACTTTAAACATATTCTTAACATCATATCCGCCATAATCTGCTAAAATTTCATCATAAACGTGCTCACGGCAACGTCTGATAAAACCAACAGTAAAAATAAAACATTCATAATAAATAAGACAAATAAGACATGCAATAAATGCATTAGGATATTTAACAAACAATCCACATGTAAAAAATATAATATGCAACCAAGCAAACAATATATATTTACCTTGATTCCTAAAATAATTCAATAATCTACGACGGAAAACAAAATCTGCAAGAATACCAGAATACTTACCCCTAACAAAACGCTCGGGGATAGAGTTAATGGCATCTGCACATCTGTTTCCATCATAAAACGATACAATGGAGGACCACAAAAACTGTCCACCAAATTCCGCCGTTATTGATTCCTTGTTACAGGAACAATATCCGACGATACCGTTACAAGTAGTGCAAACATTAATTAAGTCATTGAATTGATCATTAGATTCAACAACCTGAGTTTGCACATACTTGTGGTGCTTAGCCTTTTTAACAAGGTAATTAAGAGCACCAATAGTATCAACAACATCAATAAGCGTCCATTCAACCATTGTAGAGGTCTTGTTAAGAGAATTCTCTTCAAAGGTATGAATTTCAGCATGATAATTGTGACGTTCACCATCAGTCGTAGCCCGAGATATCAACTTGGGCTCAACAATCTGGAAATCCCAGCATTGCATAAGCTGATCAGTTCCCTTGAAAGCATCAATAGCCTTCATGGGATCATAAGTATTAACAGCAAATGACGTCCGATATTCCGGGCGAACAAAAGGTCTAAACACAACGTCAAAACGACGCAAAACTGCCTCTTTACAGACAGCACCCTCAGTGAGGGATTTAAAACTATTCATAGTGCAGATAACAAGGGAAACATCAATAGGAATCATTCCCTTCTCATCAACAGCCGCTTTAACGGCAGTCATAGGTGCATTATTCTTAATCTTAATAAGAAACTCAGCAGGATTTGCATCAGAAGTTTCAATATCTAGAGCTCCAATATCATCACATATAAGAGCCTCGACCATTCCATCAGCCCACGAATCATATCTATCAGTCGGAGTATAAGTCCGAATGCGATCCGAAGTAGAAGGTCGGCACATAGCTTTGAGAACTGTAACTGCAAACATTTGAGTTATAGTAGACTTAGCTACACCAGAGTCACCTTGAATAGCAACCATAATTGGAGCTTGACGCAACTTACCATCAGTTTTAAACTGAAGATACTCAGCGCGAATGCTACCAATATTGGTAACCATGCGCATATAAAGAGCCTTTTCAGGCCCTCTAGTCTCATTACAAGCGCTCGCTAACATCTTGGAGGTTTTATCCAACAGATGTCCAAAATCACGAGCGTCCATGTTATAAGTACGCATAAGATTTCCATTCTTACAAATAGGCCAATACTCCAAAACTTTCTGATACGATGACATAATGTCAACCGGCTCAAAAAGATCAGTAGCTCCACCTGTAAAAATGCGATAACCAGTTTCAGCAAAATAAATCACTGTCTTAGTAATCAACTCCCAAATATCAGCAATGTTATCCATAGTAGTACTAGCTTTAACACTGAAAATTTTAAGAGCATGAGCAGTGATGCCATCAGAATCCTTTCCAATAAGACCTGAGACAACACAAATTGTAACAATATCACGCAATTTCTTATACAGGACCGTATTCCTAAATTTAGTGAACACGCCTGACACAGATTTTGCTTTCTCCCATAAACCCTTCTCATCTTCACCTTCTTCAGGTGAAATATGATTAAAGAATTCATCAAGAATAGTCTCAGTCAACTCAGGAGTTAAAACTTGAGACAAATACATTGTAACAATAGAAATTGTATTAACCCAACTAGTCGAAG